CAAATGTTTAGGAGTATAATAGGTATACTGTCTTCATATAAAAGACATAACTTTTATTCACAAACATTTTACAGACAGGACTATATCTAATATGAGCAAATTCTTTTTAAAAAAAACATGGGTCAATGTAGATGTATGCGTTGAAGACTATTATAATTCAGGCACTACATTGGAACAAGCTAAAGAGAATTTAAACTGGAGTCCTTATTCTAATATAATTGAAAGAGAAGTTAAACTTACTAGACATACAGTAGAAGAGATTGATGAAGATACTTTTAAAAGTAAACTTGAAAAATCAAATGCTACTAAAGATTCTAATAAGAAAGTTTCACTAGAAGATTGTAAAGTAGATTAAGATTAGATATAGATTCATTTGATAAAATGAACTATGATATTAAACAGTACTAATTTAGGACAAGGCGAAGGCAGAGCATTAACACCAGATGTTTTATTATATCGTAGTGTTATAGTGAGAGCCATCATGGATGCATTGGATGTAGATATTCATGCATGGGGTAATAGACGAAGACAAATAATCCAAGATGCAAAGTCTTGGTTTTCAAAAAATGATACTCACTTCTGTGAGATATGCGATTACGCAAACTTAGAACCAACATTTATAATCAGGAAGTTTCAACAGTTAGATAAAGCTAATGCTAAAAAACTATTTAAGAATAAAAATCTTAATAAGTTTTTGACTCATTATATTTGTAGCTTTCATCAGGAGATACAATACTAATGGCAACAGGAAAAAAAAATACTAAGTTTGATTTAGACTTAGAGTATGGACAGATACGAGAGAAGAGAGTAGCTGACTTACTTAAAGGCAGTAAGGTAGAAATTAAAACAGAAAGAAGTTGGTGGAGAAAGACTGGCAACATAGCAATTGAGTATGAGTTTAGAGATAAACCATCTGGTATAGACAAGACAGAATCTAAATGGTGGTTTCATATTTTAGAACTTGATGGTAAAGAACATTGTATGTTAGTCTTCAGAGTATCAAGACTAAAAAAAATAGTAAAGAAATATAAGAAGACACACACTAAAAACATTGGAGATTATAGAGCATCCAAGTGTGTAGTACTTCCATTAAAAGAACTCTTTACTGAAGGATGTATAGGTATAAAATAATATGGGAATGATGGATGGAGGTTTAAACTTTAGAGATACTTGTTACAACTGTGCTACTACTATGCATGGGGGTAGCATGAGAAGATATGTACATAATAGAAACACAAAAATATGTGATACTTGTTATGAAGAACATGATAATAAAAATGATTATGTATATGCTAGGGAGTTAAAAAAATGACAGACAAATCTTTATTAAAAGAATACAAATCTACAATCTCTGATTTAACAAAAGAGAAACAAGAACTAAATGAAACTATCGTACAAAAAGATAGTAAGATTAAACAAATTCTAATACAATTAGAACAGGCTAATTCAGATGTTCAATCTATGGGGTCAAAGATAGCTGAACTTCAGGAGAAGCTGAATAGGAAACAAACTATTAAACTAAACATTGATAAGAAGATAGAAGAACTACTTGAAAATAAAGTTACCTCAAGTGTTGACAACGATGAAGAAGTATGATAGTTTAACAATAACAATTAATAATAACAATAACAATAAGGAAAATACATATGGCAATAATTGAAGGCACAGCTTACTGGGCTTCTCTGACACGACCAAACGAAAAGTTTGAACCTATGTGGAGATTAGATTTAGCAGTAGATGATAAGACAGCAGAAGACTTGAAAGGTCAAGGAATAACTGTCGGTGAAACTGTTATAGATGAGCAAACTATTTCTAACATAGTTAGATTTAAAAGAAAAGTATCTAAAGCTAATGGTGATAAGAATACACAACCAACATTAGTTGATGCTAATAAAGAACCTCTTGATAAGATTGTAGGTAATGGAAGTAAAGTAAATGTTATGTATAAGTCATACCCTTGGAATTTTAAAGGTAAGACTGGCATAGGCTTAGACTTACAAGCTGTTAAGGTATTGGACTTGGTTGAGTACATACCTCAAGAAGAGTTTGCAGATACACCAACAGTCGGTGGTGTTGACATCAAGGAAGATTTTTAGTATAGTAAACTTACAAAAGTGAAGGCATTAAGTGTGCTATCATTTTTATCCTTTGGGAGAGTCGACTTGTAGTAGGTCGGCTCTCTTTTTTTTTGAATTAAATATAAATAATAAGGGCGACAATGGAAGAAATAAATAAGAATGGTTTCGTAAAGTTTCATTTACCATGTCCACTATGTTCAAGTAGTGACGCAGTATCTGTGAACGCAGACAATTCAGCATATTGTTTTTCATGTCAAGAATACATAAAGGAATATGATATGGAATTACAACCAACAACAAATAGCAATAATGAATACGAAGTAAAAGATTATATGAATGAATCTAACTATGCAGAAATTATAGATAGAAATATTTCAGAACAAACTTGTAAAAAGTTTGGAGTAACAGTTAAGATGGATAACATGGGTACGATAATAAATCATTACTATCCATACCATGATACGCAAGGTGCAAAGATTGCAACTAAGACTAGGTATACTAAGTTAAAAGAATTTAGCATACAAGGTAATACAAAAAACTCTGGGCTGTTTGGTCAACATCTTTTTTCTAAAAATAAATATGTGATAATAACTGAAGGAGAGTTAGATGCTCTATCAGCTTATCAGATGATGGTTAAAGGAACATACCACACACCAGTAGTTAGTATTAAGAATGGTATCTCTTCAGCAGTTAAAGATATTAAGGTAAGTTTAGAATGGTTAGAAAATAATTTTGATAATGTAATTGTTAATTTTGATAATGATGAGCATGGTCTTGATGGTGCTATGAAAGTAGCAGAGTTATTCTCACCAGGAAAATGTAAGATTATGCATTTACCTGAAGGGTTTAAAGATGCGTCTGATTGTTTAACTAAAAACAAAATACAAATATATAATAAAACATTTTGGGATGCTAAAGTATTTGCACCAGATGGAATTATAAATGCTAATACATTATTAGATGATGTACTTAAACCAATAACAAAATCATTTGTTCAATATCCATTTGAAGGATTGAATAAAATTACTTATGGTTTAAGACCTTCAGAGTTAGTTACCTTTACAGCAGGGTCTGGACTAGGTAAGACTCAAGTAATGAGAGAGGTAGTACATCACATTATAAAATCAACAGAAGATAATATTGGTTTGTTAATGTTAGAGGAGACACCAGTTATAACTTCAAAAGGTTTAATGAGTGTTGAAGCTAATCAAAGATTACACTTGCCAGATGTTCATGTAAGTAAAGACGAAATGAAAACATACTTTGATGCAACAGTAGGTACTGGTAGAGTATTTATGTTTGACCACTTTGGCTCTAACTCTATTGATAATATTGTTTCAAGAGTTAGATTCTTAGCTAAAGGTTTAGATTGTAAGTACATAGTGATTGACCATATTAGTATCATTGTATCAGACCAACAACATGGTGATGAGAGAAGAGCCTTAGATGAAATTATGACTAGGCTTAGAACTTTAGTTCAAGAGACTGGAGTATCTATGATAGTTGTATCACACTTAAGAAGACCAGAAGGTAAGGGTCACGAAGAGGGTGCAGCAACTTCACTATCACAACTTAGAGGGTCAGCAAGTATAGGACAGCTAAGTGACATGGTTATAGGGCTTGAGAGAGACGCACAGAATGAAGACCCTGAAATTAGGAACACTACTAGGATAAGAGTATTAAAGAATAGATTTTCTGGTATAACTGGTCCTTGTTGTGACTTAAGATACGATGTTGATACTGGTAGATTAACAGAGGTAAAGTCAGATGACTTTTAATAAGGTTGTATTTGATATAGAAACAACCATGACAGCAGATAAGATATGGTGTATTGTTTGTAAACATAACGATACCTATTATCAATTTAGAGAAGATAACTTACATAGGTTTGAAGAGTTTATAAAACAAACTGAAGAAGTAATAGGTCATAACATAATCGGATTTGACATACCAGTTGTTAATAAAATTTTTGGTTATGATTTGTTTTCTCATTGTAAGAAGACAGATACATTAGTACTATCTAGATTATTAAATCCTATGATAGAAGGTGGACACTCATTAAAAAATTGGGGTACTAAGTTAGGACAAGATAAGATACCCTTTGAACAATTTGATTTTTTTACTGAAGAGATGTTAACCTATTGTAGAAATGATGTAGAGTTAACAGATAGATTGTATAAGTTTTTAATTAATAAAACAAAAGACTTTGGACAATCAATAGAGTTAGAACATAAAACTGCAGAGATAATTCAAGCACAACA